CGGCATTGGCATTGGATCTGGAAGTCCTGGATCTCTTGGATCCGGCATTGGCATTGGTGGAAGTTTTACTCCTGGAGGAAGTTCAATGTCTCTTGGTAATTCAAGTGAATTAGGGTTGTTCGGCCGATTGAGCCATGCAGATTTTGGCGCTTCGTCTAGCTTATAATTAAAATACGCTTCGCTAATATCTTCTACTTTATGATCTTCGTATACTTTTGTTTCGTCTACAGTAACATGTTCACCGTTTGCTCCCAAGTATCTTCTAAGGCTTAGGTCAGCAGGACTACCTAATGTGCCTTTATATTCTTCTGGTTCGCCAGCATATTCATCACCGCTGTTAGCAAATCCTTCTTCTTCAATTGGAGCATCTCCAACTAATTGATTTAACTGTTCTGGATTAACCAAAGCAATTATTGCTTTCATATTGTCTCTGCCATCAAATGGCGTTTCAGCTACTTGCTGTTCTACTTCTACTGGTTCAACCGCAGGTGTATTGTCTTTTTGAAGTCCTGCTAGTTTGATTAAGTCTTCTAAATTCATGTCGTTACACCTTATATTCTTTATTATGTTCGCCTTTGGGCTGACTTTTAACAAATTTGTCTACAAACTCATTGCCGTAATGCTCACTGTGATCTACTTTTTCGGAATCGCTATAGTCTGCATCAGCTAATACACTTTTGGATTCTTCGTCTTTTGTTTCTTCTTCAACGTCCCAAAGCTCTTTAGCTTCTAACATATTATTAACAATCATTGAACCTAAGCTACATCCGCAAATTCCTGCAATCTCTTCTTGCAAGCTATTTGGTGTTGCTGGAAGTTTTGTTTTAATGTCGTACATGTATACTTCTTGTGCGCCTTTATCTTCAAAACCTCTAGGTGTGTGCATTATTGTTTTTTTAGGTGAGCTCATGCTCTCCATATTATATTTGGCCATATGTGATTCAATACGGTCCATGTGCTCATCTGAAATCTCGTTAAGACTACGAAGTCTGAACTCATAGGTTTTTTCAGATTCAGCTAGATATTGTGTCAAACTTTTCATCGCGATTTCCTTCGTTATAGTTATTTATCAGGCTTACCCATTTTTTGTATTACTGCATTAATTAGACTATTGCGGTCTTCAAACTCTTCTGCTTCGCCTTGAATAGTATCATCTTTACCATTTGCTTTGGCTTCTTGGGCATCAAACTTGGCTTTTTGCAGTTGTAGTTGCACCATCTTTAGTTTTTTGTCCATCTTTGCTGTTTTAGCAGTGATAGCATTGGTCATCATTTTACTTGCTGTATCAAATACAGCCGCGGCATGCCTATCTTCAACATTTTGTCCAAGATCCATAAGATCCTGAAAGGCATGCATTGCTTTATCAGCATACTTGTCCATGTCAGCGTCTAGTTGTTCTAAGTCTCTTACCATTGGCAATGCAGCATCAATTTTATCTGCTACATCTAATTGTTGCTGTAGTTGTGTAAGATTTAAACCAGTATCTTCTTGTTTAATAGGCTCGTCAACTTTTTCTCCATTCATTGGAGGTAAATCAAAGACATCTTCAATTTTACTACTCATATTGTTTCCTTACGCTCTTGTGAACACTAATATCTTATGGTTGCCACCAGTATCCCAAGAATAGGTGCCTAATGTGGCTGGCGAGGCTAAAGTAAAAGTTAATATCGTTGCTTGACCTGATGCAACTATATCGTTGGTTTGGCCATCTTTATAAATTTGCCAAGCATATTGATTTGACCCTGCATTAAAAGCAATATAATCTCCAGCTGGATATACAGTTGTATTATCAGTCAATACAGCTCCTCCACCACCACTTGCTGGAGTTGTCCAAGAAAAATCGCTACCATCCCAAGTTAGTACTTGTCCACTTGTAGCACTACTACGATTTATATGTGTATTTACTGTTGCATCAAATGTTGCAGTAGTTTGATAACCAGCTGTACTATGATCACCCCAAGTATAAGCTGTGTCCCATTGACCAACTTTTGTATCATTAATAATATTTGTGCCCATATCAATGTTATTACCATTAACATCTAAATTTCCACCAAGTTGTGGACTAGTATCTTCTACTAGATTTTCTAATCCTTGTAGTTCTGATCCATCTTGTAAAGCTGTCCAAACACCATTTTTATATACATTAAGTGCATTTGTTGTTGTGTTATAAATCATATCTCCATTTGTCGGAGTATTAAGTGTATCTCTTTGAGCGGTTGTTACATTTGCAAAACGCAAACTAACATCTTTTATTGTTACTTTTCCTGTATTTGACCATAATACTGTCATCTTCTTTTCCTTCTCTTAGGCTGTTTAGGATTATTAAACAACTCATGTTCTGTTAATACGCGAAACCCAACGCCTTGATGTTTACAAAATACTTTTGCAGCTTGCCATTTTGCTTCGTTTACTATAGCCGCTGCTTGTTGCATTGGACTTTTTGCATGTGCTAGTGTTTGTCCTGCTGGTTTAATTTCAATCATCTCTGCTTTTCGTTGTTTATTTTTGTCTTCGTATACTATAAAAAAGTCTGGAACATAATGTGTATTTTTACCTGTTGCTGGATTACGATAAGGTATTCTATGACTTTCGCTAGCCCAGGCTAGTATGTTAGGATGATCATCTAGTATACGCATAAACTTTAATTCCCATCCGCTACGATATTTTGGGCGATGTTTGCCCACATACTTGCTACGGTTTTTTATTTCGTAGATACCTTGGTGAAAATTATTTGCCATCCTAGTAATATTTATTACTAATTACAATGCATCTAATTCTTCAGGTGTTAGCTTAATTACAAACTCTTCACCATCGACATTTCTAATTATTTCATCTGCAGCAAGAACACCACCTGTATAAATTCTCTGTCCCAGTGGTTGATTTATCTGCTGTGTTGATCTATTAGCTACTGTTGCTGCAACTGTTGATTGTACGTTTTGTTGAGCCGCTGCTGTTGAAATAATATCTGCACTGCCTAAGTTACCAATATTAGCATGTTCTGGCTGAAATGTTACATTATATACTAAAGGAGAACTTGCACCCATATCTAATGTATCAGATTGTACATTTAGTATCATACTATTATATAAGTTTGTAACTCTTCCGCCCTGAGCTGTATCAGTATTAAAGATTCTAATCTCTTCAAACATAAATCTAGCATCTGGACTAATACTTTTAGCACCAAAAGCATGTGAGTCACCAACACCAAACTTTGTACCTAACATATTATACCCACTAAAATTCTTTGGATCCATATCATGGCCTTGAAAGTAATGTGCAGCATATGCTTTCATTAGTGTTGAAAACTGATTATCTTTAGTATCATAAAAACTTATATTACATGCGCCAACAGTCATCCTAGTAGGAACATGTCTCATTCTATTATATTGATTGAGTGTTTGCATACCATAATCAAAATCTGGCATGCTAGCTGACATTACTCTATCAAACGTAAAAGTTCTTCTAAAACTAGCATCTTCTATAAACACATTTTCATTGAGAACGAACTCCAGTTTAAACTGATACTTCATTCGAGGTGCTTTGACCATTACTGGATCATCTACACCAAATTTTTCTGCGGCTGGGTTATAAAAGCCGGTATTACTTGTTAATCCCATTGGCTACCCCTTAACTAGCGGTACCTGCGCCTGTTGCGTTACTCAATGTTTGATCTTGTGCTGCGCCTGTTAGTGTTGCATTACCTGCGGCATCATAGATTTCTGCATTATCATATCTAATAGATACAGTAACTTGAACTTGATCGCTACTTGCATATGCCATATCACCATATTGAATATTTTGAATATAAGCGCCTGCTAATTCAAATTTATCTAATATTCCTGGTGTTGGGCTTGCACCATCTAAGGTTTCCATTAATAGTTGGAACTTATAAGCACTACCTGATCTCGGTGAGCTTTGGTTTGCATGGTCAACTTGTCTATTCAGTTGTCCGTTTAATTCTCTTATTACTACACTATCTACGTCATCTCTTAAGACAACTGTGATAGGTTCCCAAGTATGTTTACCTGCTAAAAATATTCTACTGTTGTACATGTCCAACGGAATTTCATCATGTGTAAGACTTGGTCTACTTACACTAATTACACTTCTAGTAGGAGTCGCTGTAAATCCCTCTCCAATAAACGTTGCTCTAAAACGATATTGTAGTTTGGGCATAATAGTTGTGGTGTTACCTGTATTGTCTGGTACACCTAATGTTGTTATAACTGCCATTTGAATCTCCTCGTTATACCGGCTGTTAGTATTTATCGAAATGAGCTCAAAAAAAATGGACAGCCGAAGCCGTCCATTAAGTATTCTGTTAATTTTTTAACTTGTAGTAGATAATGTTCCTGTATTCACCAATCTAATCGGAACATAAATGAATTCTGCTGCTTTTGAAGGTTCAATAGCAACATCAACATAAAATTCGTTACGATCAATTCTTGCTGGTGTGTTATTTGTTTCATCACATACTACTGCGAAGTCATTGAGACCTCTTCTACTAAGGATGTCTGATAAGAATCTTTCAAACACTACTTTAGCCCTAGCTCTTGTTTGTGCATCATTGATCTCAAACAAGAATGGACGAGCAATGTCATCAAATCTTTCACGCAAGTAAGCAACTAGACGTGCAACATTAACTCTATCTAAACTACTTGCTGTAGGATGTAGAGTTTTCTGTCCAAATACTATTGTTCCTTGCCCTGGGAAGGTTGCAATTGGATTCAATTTGTCAGTATACATAGCATCACGTTGACCTTGTGTTAAACTGATTGCTTTGAATTCACCTTCTGTTGTAATGTGTCCTACTGCACTTGCATTTTGTACAACACCTCTTGTAGTTCCTGCTGGAGCAAACCATTGGAAACTAATATTGTCATTGTATGCATATGTGTATAGTGCCATATGACTTGGTGGAACAGCTACAGTTTTACCTTCTACTGGTTCTGTAGTGTTTCCGCTTGGATAGTAAACTGCACTGTATGTGTTCTTTGTTACTAGTCCATCTTCTCCGTTTTCTGTTGCATTTCCACTGTTTTTAGTCCAGTTAACAACGTCAGTTGGATTTTTACGCATTGGCGAGTCAATAATAATAAACGCTGTTTCGCCTCTATCACTATTAAGTGTTACCATTTCG